CCGGGCCCTGGAAAGCTGGCTCAAGGACATCATGCTGCCGGCGGGAGAGAAGCCCTACAGCATCGAGCCTACCCCGATTCCCGACATCCCCCCGCAGCTCGTGCAGAAGGCGCAAGAGGCCTTTGTGCAGGACTACGTCGGCCGCGTGGCCATGCAGGCGGGCATCGACCCGGCCGTCCTTCCTGCCGACGCCATCAACCCGGACGATTTCCGGGCGGCCGCCGAGCTGTTCAAGGACGAGCTCCTGAAACAGATCCGGGCCCAGGCCAAAAAGGACGCCGACTCCATAGAGGACAGCGTTGACGACGAACTCGTCGAGGGCAAATGGTATGAATGCCTGTCGGAATTCATTGAGGATTTCTCCACATACCCCACCGCCTTCATGGAAGGTCCGATCTATCGCCGGCGTTCCGTTCTCGCCTGGGAGCCCATCCAAGGCTCAATGATGTCGCGGATTACGGTTACGGAGAAGGTCGTCAAGGAGTACGACCGCATTGACTTCTTTGACGTCTACCCCTCGGCCGGCGCCCGGACGATTCAGGACGGGGATCTGTGCATCCGGAAGCGCTACACCCGCCGGGACCTCGAGGCCCTGCGCGGCGTCGAGGGATATGACAGCGACGCCATCGATCAGATCCTCAAGCAGTATGCCAACGGATACCGGGAGTGGGTGGCCTACGACACGGAGATCGCCGACCTGCACGACCGGCCCAACGAGATGCAGGACCCCGAGGGGCACATCGACGGCATCAAGTTCTTCGGCTCCGTTCAGGGGTTCATGCTCCGGGAGTGGGGGATGGAGGCCGCGGACGTGCCGGATCCCTACCGGGAATATCCCGTTATCGCGCACTTGGTCGGCTCCTACGTCTTCGGGGCCCGCCTGAACCCTCACCCCCTCGGTCGGCGCAACATCTACTCGGCCTCTTTCCGCCACAAGAACGGCTCGATTTGGGGCAAGGCGCCCCCCGAGGTCATGCGGGACGTGCAGAATATCTGCAACTCCGCAGCCCGGGCGATCTGCAACAACGCGGCCGTGGCATCGGGCCCCCAGGTTTGGCAGCTCGTCGACCTCATCCCGGCCGAGTGCGACCGGACGAACATCTACCCCTGGAAGATTTGGGAATTCTCGTCGGAGAAGATCAAGTCGGCCTCGCAGAAGCCCATGGACTTCTTCCAGCCGCAGCTCATCGTCGATCAACTCCTGAAAATCTACGACTATTTCTTCCAGCAGGGCTCCGAGGTTACGGGGATTCCGGCCTACATCTACGGCAACGAGAAGGTCGGCGGGGCAGGGGCTACGGCCTCCGGCCTCTCCATGCTGATGAACGCGGCGGCAAAGGGCCTCCGCAACGCGGCCGGCAACATCGACCGTGGCGTGATTTCCCCATCCGTCGAGGAACACTGGCTTACGATCATGCTGACGAGCCCTGAGCAAGCCCGCGGCGATTGCCGGGTGAAGGCCCGGGCCTCTGAATACCTCATCCAGCAGGAACAGCTCCAGATTCGCCGGACGGAATTCCTCCAGGCGACGGCCAACCCGATCGACATGCAGATCACGGGCATCGACGGCCGCGCCGAAATCCTCCGCGAAAACGTGAAGTCGCTCAAGATGGACCCGGAAAAGATCATCCCGAAGCGCGAGGACATGATCGCCAACCAGGTCCAGCAGCAGACGCAGCAGATCGTCGTTCGCCTCTCGCAGGCCCTCGGGGTCGCGCCGGAGAAGATCGTCGCGCTGCTCGAAGGTCCGGCGCCGGGTGCCGGGCCCGCCACTCCCGAGAAAGCCGAGGAGCTCGGGCCGGACGGGCAGCCAATGGCCGGGAAAGACGTAAGGATGTTCAATCAGTAGGAGGAGGTTATGGAAAAGAAGAACGAGGTCATGATCTTGGCCCGATGCTCTGAATGCCTTGAAACACTTGAGGTTGTCGAAGTGGAAGGATCATCCCTCAACTCAATCATGGTCACGGTGAAAACCGAACACGATTGTCTGAAGGCGGTGAAGCCATGACCGACACCTACCAAAAGAACATGACGCTGGAAGAGATCCAGGCCAACGATCTCGAGATGACCCGGGACGCCATCAAGAACGCCAAGAAGTACAGCTTCGGCCACGACATGAAGAAGGCCGTCAACTTCGTCCGGGATTGCCTGGGGCGGACCCTGGTGAGCCTCGGCATGACGCACCCCCAGCCGCCCCCGAACGTCAATTCCTACGAGGCGAGGATCCGGCACGCGGCCAAGATCGACAAGGCCATGAGGGAAAAGCAGGTCAAGGTCGAGCATCGCAACAAGTACCGGGGCAACGATATGTGGCGCTGCGGGCTCTACGTCTATCAGCGAGACGAGCTCGTGACGTTCATCTCCGACGTCCTGACGCAGCGCAGCACGGAGTTCGACCCCATCGCGCAGAAGATCGGCCGTGAGGAAATCGGGTTCATCGTCATCACGAACGCGAACCTCGAGGACACGAAGAAAATCTTCCTCGTACCGGGGTTTGCGAAGGGGAATTAGGAGGTTCAGTCATGGCAGTACAGCGCGGAATCATCGACAAGGCCGCGGATCAGTGTGTAAGGGCGATTATCTACGGCGGGGCCATCAAGGCGACGAAATACATCAGCGAGAAACTGACGGTGAAGGCGACCCGGAAGCTCTACGGGAAGAAGCGGCGGCCGAGCCAGAAGTCCCTTGAGGTTATCCTGACTGCCGGCAAGCCGAACTACGAGGAACGCGCTTTCATCAAGAAGCTGAAAAAGGCGGGCGAGCCGTTCCCGGTGAAGAAAGTCCAGTTGAAGATGCCCAAGTGAGGCCCTGATGATCTACGTCCCGAACCACGACCCGAACGTGACCCTGAGCGTCCTGTCCTCGCTCTCGCGGTTCTCGACGCTGCCCGAGACCATGGGCATGCGGGATTGGCTCAAAGACGAGCTCAGGCGCCTCGACGAGGCCAACCGAATCGAGATGGACCCGGACGTCTTCCGGCAGCGGCAGGGGGCCTGCCAGGTCCTCCAGGCGCTTTTCAGAATCGCCGACGAGGCAGACCGGACGATCGACAAGATACGCGCAAATCAACGCAAACCGTAGTGGGAGTAGGCCGCACGCTCATTCTCCCCTAAATTTATCGGTTTTGGAGCAAGACAATGAGATATGAGGACTTTTCCTGCGAGAAACTGACCGTCGGGTCGATCTACAACAAGTACGGCAACCAGATCACCCCCGGCTGCAACCCCTCCGGCGGCCTCGACTACTACGTCGACGGCAACAAGACGGTCAACGGACCCGACGGTCTGAGCTGGGGCAGGGCGTTCAACTCCCTGGCCACGGCCATCGCGGCAAGCGACGTGAGCATCGCGGCCACCCGCAACCGCTGGTGGGCCCGCCGCAACCGCATCTTTGTCGTCGGGGATGCCCTCTCGGCCAACCTCGTCAAATTCCCCACGAAATGCGATGTCATCGGCCTGGGCTCCTACGACGGCTTCACCCGGGCGGGCCTCTCCGGTCGGCATCTTCCGGTCGGCGAATCCTACGGCACCCGGTTCTTCAACATCCACTTCAAGGCCGTGGCCCACGCATCGCCCATCATCACGCTCACCAACGCGGCCTCCGGGCCTCAGTTCCACGGCTGCGCGTTCGACGGCACCCTCGGAACCATGACCAGCGCGATCCTCTCGACGGCGTGCCCGTTCCTGGTGGTCGACGACTGCGATTTCATGGGCACCTTCGACACGTCCTACATCAGCTTTGGCGCAGGCGAGGCGGGCGGTACCCGAATCACCAACAACCGGATGCTCGGCACGGCGGCAAAAGGTATCGTTGCCCCGGGCACCACGACCGCCCGCTGGATGCCGCTCATTCAGGGCAACACGATTCGTGCGACCGGCAAGCCCATCGAGGACGCATCCGGCGTGTTCTATGTTATCAACAACCGAATGTCCACTAACATCGACATCGGCACGACCACAGACGGGTATTCCTTCACGCTGAATCAGGCCTGCGGGAACATCCTGACCGGCCTGAACGGTGTTGCTGCTACGGTGCCGTTCGCGGTTGTTTCCGAGTAAACAGTTCGTTGACAACCAGGGCTTCCTCTGACGGCCGGCCAGCCTGACGGGAACGCAAGAACGAGAAAGGGGCATTGTCGGATGCCGACACATTCGACGTGTCCCTTTTTCTTTGCCCTGAGACCGAAAGAAGCAACCCCGTCGCAGACCGAAAGGCGCGGCGAGGGTAAATAAAACAAATGGGGAGACGCCACAGGCAGCCCCCGAAAGGAGCATCACCATGGCAGTACCGGCGCAAGTACAGGCCCGGGCGGACAAGGCGGACGAACTTCTGAAGCAGGTGCAGGCCTCCACGGAGAAACCGGCCGGCGAAGTTCCCGCAACTCCCACCGGAGACCGGGACAAGGACAAGCCCGCGCAGGCGGAGACCGTCGACAGTCTGAAGGCGCTGCTGGCCGAGGCACAGCAGAAACTTGCGACCCTCCAGGGCAAGTACAACAGCGAGATTCAGGCGCTCAAGGACGACGTCAACCTCTTGAACAACCTCAAGAATCAGGTCCGGACGCTGACCGACCGAACCATCGACCTCTCGGGGAAGCTGACGGAGGCCAACCGGCTCATCGGAGAGCTGCAGAAGCAGATCACCGAAAAGCCTGCACCGGCAGACGATGGAAAGATCGACCTGTCCGCACTCTCCGAGGAGGACCTGGAGCACTTGAGGGGTGAGGGGTTCGACGACAAGGTAATCGGGATTCTCATCAAGGCCCTCTCGAAGAAAGATCAGGCGAAACCTGCACAGAACCAGGACGAAATCGCCGAGATCCGGAAGGAGCTCGAGACGAAGAAGGTCAAAGAGTTCTGGAAGGAAATCAACGAGAAGGTGCCGGATTGGGAGCCCATCAACGGGAGCGACCCCTTCAACGATTGGCTGGATCTGCGGCTGCCGTACAGCAACGAGACCCGGCGTGACCGCCTCCAGGCGGCACAGAAGGAATCGGACTACGCGACGGCCATCCAGATCTTCAACGACTTCAAGCGCGAGAATCCCGCTGCAGCAACGCATAAACCGGAGCACCGGATCGACCCTGCCAAGCAGATCGAGCCGGCCAGCTCCGTTGTCCATCAGCCCCCCACGGACGGGAAACCGGCACCTGCGGGGAAAATCTACACGCGGCAAGAGGTTCGAGAATTTTACGCGGAGCTCTCCAAAGCGGCGGCCAAGAATGAGATCACCGACGAGATGAAGAAGAAGGACGCGGACATCATTAAGGCCAACACGGAGGGGAGGATCCAAGGATAGACCCGGGTCTGACGAGCGTGAGCGGGGGTCGCCGACACGGCCCCCGGCCCGGTAAGTACCTTGTCGGAGGGAAGCCATGAAAAAGGAGACCAACCATGGCTTACCCCGTATCTTCGGGTCTTACCACCCATTCCGGGACCTACACTCCCGAGATTTGGGCGGGCAAGACGCTCGTGAAGTTCTACACGGCTACCGTGTTCGGCGCCATTTGCAACACGGATTATGAAGGTTGATCAAATGATTTTGCCTTCGTTAAACGCCTCAAATTGCGGGAAACTCCTTAGAGCCGAGGATACGACACCGGCCAGTAATGGACCGGAAGAACGTAAAAACGCCTCGGATTGGACAATCCGCAGCCAAGGGACCGGGAAACCGGTTCAAGGTTCAACGACTACGAGAAGTAGCCTAATCCTTCGTGGTATGGCGAACCTCGCACGAACGGGGCGGATCATTGCTCTTGCGTTTGCGCTTATCTGGACCTCTTCCCTTCTTCCCTGTGTGGTGAAGGCGGACGTGGTCAACATCCGACATGACAACAAGGTTCTCAATTCGGTTGTCTCCCTTGAATCCGTTGACGTGATGAACAACCTCCGTGGTGGCGAGCAATCTTCCGAGATGCTTCTCCATCACAAGGCGATGTTCGGGAACGTACCCCTTCTTGTTACGGCAGGGATGATCGGGAGAATAGATCAGGACATAACCGTTATGTTTGGCCTTTCCGGGATGGTAAGGGTCAAAAGGCTTAATCCCGAGAGATTTGCAGATTTGGCCTATTCTTGTTCCGGAAACGCCGAGTGCGGAAGAAATCTCTTTGATGGTCTTGAATTCTTTCGCCATGCGCCTTACCAATTCCTGATCGACGGATACCCGGCGCTTACGCGGTATGCCGAGAGATTTCATGTAAACAAGGACGAGCTTCTTGCTGACGCCGTGCTTATCGGCGACGGCCTGGAGGGTTCCGAGAGTTCGATAATCTTCTTCAAGAATCTCCTTGGAAACATAGAATTTCTTCTCAGCCATAACGTGTCTCCTCGTTTTCTTGATACACTACAACGAAAATCGGAGATATGCAAGGGAAATGATCAAGAGATAGTCTGGACTGCATTGAAAAATGCAGAAGGCGGGATAAAGAGCCCGTCGATAACATCTCTGGAAATCAAGAAGTACGGCGACACGGTCCACATCCGTACCATCCCCGACATCACCATCCGGGATTACACCATCGGCCAGAAGCTCG